GTTTGAAGAGACATATACGTTCCCCACAACATGGAGATTAGCGTCCGGGTTCTTGGTTTCAATTCCAACAGAGTGTGACACCGCATCGACATGGAACGTGTTTTCGTCTACAGTTAAATTGGAAGATACATACACGTTACCCACGACATGGAGATTAGCATCCGGGTTCTTTGTCTCGACCCCGACACTATGTGTCGTCGTGTCCACGTGGAACGTGTCAGTGTCCACAGTCAAGTTTGAAGAGACATATACGTTCCCCACAACGTGGAGTTTGGCATCGGGGTTCTTCGTTTCGACCCCGACACTATGTGACACCGCGTCGACATGGAACGTATTTTCATCCACGGTCAAATTCGAGGATACATACACGTTACCTACAACGTGAAGGTTCGCATCTGGATTCTTTGTCTCGACTCCAATGGAGTGTGTCGTTGTGTCCACATGTAAGGTATCTTCATCCACGGTCAAGTTCGAAGAAACATACACGTTACCTACAACGTGAAGTTTGGCATCCGGGTTCCTTGTCTCAATACCCACGGCATGTGCCGTCGCGTCCACGTGTAAGGTATTTTCGTCCACAGTTAAATTGGAAGAAATATAGACATTCCCCTCTACGTGAAGTTCTGCATCGGGATCAGTCACTTTAATTCCCACTTTGTCCCCCACAGAAAGGATATCAGTTGTATGTGTATTTCCGGTGACGTACAAAATATTGGATCCAAACTCATCTACAAATAAGTTCGACCCCACATCGAGTGTATGTGTCGGAGTCACATTCAAAATACCCACATTGGATTCTGTGAGGACTCGACCGTATACACGTACATCGAGTGATTCCGAATCCCTGGGAATTATCGTAGACCCATATGAACTACTCTCGGTATACGCGAGTACCAATTCACTCGATCCTTCGCGGAACCCGATGGCGACATTAGAATTTGGGCGATACATGATTATACCGATATCCGAAGAGACGTTATCTTTCCCAAGTTCTATGATTGGGTCTTTCACTATTGTGTTCACGGTATTGACTGTCGTGAGTGCACCATTCACTGTCATATTTCCATCCACCACCAAATTATCTTGAATGTACGTGTTTCCCAAAACTGTGAGAAGATTTGACCCGTTTATATCTACATTAAATGTTGAACCTACGTCGAGTGTGTGTATGGGTGACCCATTCGCTACACCAACATTAGAGAGTGTTGTGACAGATGTCACAGTGTCATTGAACGATACCGTGTTCGAAGTGACATTACCGTTAATCACGGCAGCCTCGAGTGAGAAATTGAGAATATCTTCTGCGACGGCACCAGAATCCATCACCTCTTTCGTCACTTGATTATATGCGAGGACGGTGATGTTTCGATCGGATAGATCCTCACGAATACGTAATGGTGTCATGTACACAGAATTTGTAAATTCTATGTTAAGTTGTGCATCACTCGCATTGAACACGATCGTATTTTCCGCCTGGTCTTCGGTACAATTTTTACCGAACCTAATCTTGGTTGAACGTTCAACCGTCGGCAAGTTCTTGACCATTTAATATAGAATGTCATTTTAATTTGCATAGAGGAGACCCGCCATACCGTTCTCGATACGTAAGATGTTGTAGTTTACTGCATATATAGGGTCGTTGATAGGTAAGTCCTCACTCATAATCTTGGCTGATGTTAAGCGACTGAAGTTGAGTGTACCTGTAGGTTGTAGGGAACTCGTGGAAAGACAGAAGCAATAGAGAAAGAAATCTGGAGACGTTACAAAGTTCGTATGATAATAGCTCGTGACATCAATGAAATGTGGTTTACCCCACTTATAATTAGCGACATCGAGACCATTGATGTTCAATTTAATTTTATTTGTTGGAGACGTTAAGGCCCCATCTGTGGTCGTATCTGATGACGCGAGATACTTCACTGGGTGACTAAATGTCAGATCCTGAACAAGTTCACCCGATGCGATATTCTTCTGCACTTGGGTAATCAAAAGATCATGTTTCCGCGAAGCGATGCTCCCACGTTCTTCGTTATCGAGATAGTAGTAATTCGCATAACACTCTACGTTGTAATTGGCAGCTGCATTCGCCCATTGGATGCGGATCTCTACATTGTGGTAATTCAGGGCTACAAGTGGTAAAGCGCATTGTGGGCCTTCACAGAAGAAGAAACGGAGAGGGTAAAAATACGAGCGAGCGCTCACACCCGGGTGTGTACCATTCGCACTTTTCGAAACATTCTGAGCGAACGTATCAATAGCGATCTTTTCAGTGAAGATGGCATCTTGACTGTCCACAAGAGAACCGCCGATATAGAGTTCTACTTTATCGATGATGGTACCCCAATTGGATGTATCAAGGGCTTGTGCGGTATCGTCTATTGTGAAATAGACATACCCGAGAAGGTCGCCAGATCGTTCGAATTGAACACTGGACATTGAATTGTTTTTCACTGCTCCATGGATTGTTTGCTTTTCGATGGATTGTGAAAAATTAGCATGTCTTTTGAATGTTGAACTAAAGAAAGATATTTCGGGATTACCCACGATGTATTCATCCTGGGCACCGATAGCGATCAATTGAACAATCCCAGCGGACATGGTATACTACTCTAAGGGGAGAAAATTACAAATTTAGTTTTCTACACACAAAACGAAGGACTAAGAAGTTTTTATCACCGGCACCCGCACGTTCGATAGTCTCACCATCTTGGTTACGGATAGTTACCGTGAGGCGGTCAAGGCGGCGAATGGGGTCAATATATTGTGTCGCTATCGAGTACTCATCCCGGAAGTTCACAACCGCACCGGGAGTACCAGTGGTCGACAGACTCGCAAAAGAACCTCTGATCATACTCAAAGAGGCTTGTCCATCGTACACGTTCGAGGCGCGGTCAGAAAAGATGGAGTCTAACTCTTTTATGGACACATAGCAGTGTTCAGTGTCCGCAGATGTATTGATACGAGCGGTGAGAAGTCTAGCCTGAACAATATTCTTTAGGGGCTGACTGAGATAACACGTGAAAGTATTGGCACTATCTTGACCAATGGTGTCAATAGTCACAGTATGATACTCATAATTGAGATCGGGAATAGACTCTGTGGGTGAAGTGATCAAAGCCATTTATAGTACACTTAGATTAAAGATCCACCGATTCCATCCTCAATCGCATACCCAGCGTGGTCGGCGACGAGTTTTTGGGCACCACAGAGACCACCTGGGGTCAATGACTTAGTGTAGGCACTCCCATTCTTGTAACCGGGGGTGCAATCCATCTTATTCTCCAGGTCAAAAATGGAACCTTGACTGATGGGGGTAATCTTGATTGGCCTGGCCTGGTAAGCGCTGGTATCACGGAACATCATGAGTGCGACGATGATGAAGAACAATACACCGATGGAAGTGAGGGCGTTTCGGTTAGCCTTGTTAAGGTTGAACATTTATTATGTACGTAGATTTTTTTAAAGTGCGTTAAAGGTATTTTTTTAGTTTCCATATAGAGAGTAGATGGACGAAGAAATCGTACTCGACCGTGGAACCACAAATGTGATGAAATTAGACGCAGATGAGCAGGCACTCATGGATGAGATTGAGATCTCAGTTCCTCGCCACAGACCTGTACCGCGACCCAGTCAAACCACATATCGTCCACAACCCCAGCAACACCAAGAGGCTATGGATGCTTTTGTGAACCCCAATAAACAATCGGCTCCTCAGCAGCAGACACAAGATGAAGAGATCGACTATGGTGAGGAGTTATATGACGATGAGCCTATGGGTCCAGGTCCCCAGGAAGATCAACCCTCGAAGGGATACACATCAGTGGATGAGGAGAAGGCTGATTTACTCAATAAATTGACTCGTCTGGAGAAGAAGGGATTCACCGTGAATAAACGACTGACTGCATACTCTAACGTGGATGAGCTCCGGACAGAAGTGAAGCGGATTACCTATAGCATTGATGTGGAGCAGTCGATCCGTTTCTCTCGACGAATGCTCGTGGCGTGTGTGACCGGTCTCGAGTTCCTCAACAAGAGATACAACCCCTTCGAGATTCAGCTTGAGGGTTGGTCTGAGTCTATCATGGAGAATACCGACGACTATGACGGTGTCTTTGAGGAGCTTTACGTAAAGTATCGCTCGAAGGTCAACGTTGCCCCCGAGGTGAAGCTCATCATGATGTTGGGTGGTTCTGCGATGATGTTCCACCTAACGAACAGTATGTTCAAGTCCGTTATGCCCAACATGAATGATGTCATGAAACAGAACCCAGATTTGATGAAGAATATGATGGCGGCTGTGCAAAACACGACCAGGGCTCCCGGTGGCCCGGCAACCGATGCTCCCGTGGGTGGTACGGGTAACTATGAAATGCAGGGTCCCGGACTCGACATCTCCAGTCTCATGGGTGGTATCATGATGCCACCCGCACCCCCAATGAACACCACTATGGGAGGCGCTCAAGAGAGTGTACTCGACGACGACGATATGTCTGATATTATGTCCATCTCAGGGGACTCAACTGGTGGTGAGGTCAAGGAGGTGAATGTGAGTGCTTCCAAACCCAAGCGAACCAGGCGAAAAAAGAAGACGGAAATTAATCTCTAATTACTATATAAATGATAGCGTATTGTCCGCTGGAGGAACTGGACCCTCCTATCCGACAGCCGAAGCCTGTCGTGAAGTCTACGATTGAGGAGGTACAGCCTCAGATCGGTCGCGAAGAAACTGAATTGAATTACGTCATCATGGCTTTCA